ATTAAAAGGTCTGAGAACAGTAGAAGTGGCGGACGCACCAGCCCGACTGGTATAAACTGACATCATCTCCTCAAGAGTATCGAGCTTGCGATAAGGTTGGGGAACATAAGGAGTATCTGCAAACTTGACAAGAACAGGTTTCAATTGTCCAAACATTTGAGCCTGATGAGTAACCATCAAAGGAACATAAGTTTTAGATAAAGGAGAACGAGGTTCATAAAATTGAAAATCTTCACCACAACATCTAAAAACCAAAAAATTCAAGGTAACCAAGGGAACAGCAGTCATAGAAGTGGACAAAATACTCGTAACACACAAATTTAAAGGTACAACTTGAGGTGAATAAGCACTGTCCAACTGATTAGGAGTGAAAGCAACCGGACTTCCATGAGCATAAGGAAGAACAACCTCAACAACTTGAGTTCCGGTAATATTATGTTGTGAAACATATGTAGTACCAGTAGTAGGTGCAGCACTAGTATCTGTCGCAGGAGCTATAGCAGAAATAGAAATTTGAATCTTATGATTTATCAGTGAATTACCCATAAAAACAATATAATACTTTGTAGAACCCCTGTAGTAGCGAAAAAAGCTACAAAAGAAATTGGCCCAACCATTATCAACATTGTAAATATTAGTATAAGGAGCACCACCATGCCAATTAAATGGAGCACCTGGAAACCACTTACTCGTATTTGCGGTAAGAGAAAAATTTCCTAAAAATGACGGTATCTGACACAAAGCGCGAATAGAATGATCATCAGGATCATCATCAAAACGCTTGGGATCAACATGAAAAACCTCATTATTCCCTAAATAAGTTCCATCATCAGATGGCATAAAGGTAAAAGGAGAAAAGGGAGTAGGTGCATTAAACACTCGCTCACCTTTATCTTTTTCTGCCTTAACAAATGAATTAGAAACTTGTTTGGCTTTAGAGGACTGAAACAACTGGTAAGCTTTCTGAGCAAGAGTACTAATACCCCGACCAGAATTAACCAAAGTTTCCATAACGCCAGACACCTGAGTAGCAGTAACCATAGCCCCAGCTGCAGTAGCAGCGGTTACAACACCTATTGTACTAGGTTGAACCGGCGACATAACCATACTTTGATGTTGGACCAATTCTGTAATCGCAGCAGGACGAATCAACGATAAACGCGGATTAATCAAGCGAGCAAAAACCTGTATTCGGCCACTAGCTCCAGGAACAAGTTGGTCACTAACAAACAAAGTACGAAGCCAAAACCTACAAATATTTTCCAAATTTGTAGAATTGGCTATTCTATCTAACCAATCAGAAGCTGCCACGTAAGGCATGACAAAAGTCCGAGCACCAGGATCGGCAACATCAGCAACATGCGACTTACACAACAACAACCGATTGGTTTGAACTGGAGCAGGATCTCTCCAGGGCAAATATCCAAAAGCATAAGAACCAACTAAAGACTTGCTTTGAATATTTTCTATACGAACTTCTATAGCATCAAAAGACGATAATCTAAAATAATTAAAAACAGTCCCTATAACAGGATTCGCTAAAATATTAGTCAAAGGATTGATCGCATAAGAGATACCAGTAGAATTTGAATAGACATCCGATCGACAAAAAACTTCCCTAGACATCACCGCAATGGGTGTCTCATCAGGAAAGGGCATAAGTCGATGAACGACAGTTAAGGTACCATCTGTTTTGTTTTCTTGCGAAACAAACTCAGCAATGCCGGTATCTAAAGGCACGGAATCATTATTAAACATTTCTAAAC